TATTTACCAGGCCATGTGACAGAGACATGTGCCGTTCTGAGCCGGGGATGTATGTGTTCTGTCGGCGTATATCTAGGCTGAGAGGAACAGGTGGATCGTGGTCGAGGCAAAACACGTTAAACCCACTCCGTGGACATGGGCAAGCACCACGTTAAGCCGTCCTTGCCCTATTTCCTGCGAGAGAGAACCAGACCGATTAATAAAAGGAGAGACGGGATGATCGACGACGCAGAACTAGACCGCCGTTTCAAGTTCCACAAGTCAACGGAGGAGCAGCTTCAGAGGCATGAGATGGTACGGAACCTCGCACTGTCCTATGCCCGCAATCGAGAGAGCTATCCCTGGCACTGACCCACCTGGAAGACGCTGTTATGTGCGCTAATGCAGCTATTGCAAGGAATTGAGGGGAAGGGCATGAAACGGTTGCTGGATAGGTGGGTACTTCGGCTTTACACGTGGTTGGCAGAGAACCCAAGAACACAGAACCACTCCTGGCGCTGGTTGTGGCGGCTTCATAGGTACTTATCAAGAGGGGAACCGATAAGGAGGGTGATACATGGCTGTAGGTGACATCATCTTTTATGACAAAACGAAGAGCGGAAACCTCATCAATTGGGCAATCTCCGCGTGGACGCATTCCCGGTTCAGCCACACAGCGATTGACATTGGTGGGGGGAAGCAGGCGGAGTCCGGGGCTGATGGGGTAATCGAACGCAAGTTAGACCTCAAGGATGCTACGGTCTGGTCCTACGCGAAGAACGCAAAGGACATTGACCCCAAGGACATGGCGGGTGCGGTGGCCTGGGTGAAGGAGATGGTAAGACAGCACGCGAATTATGGGTATGTGGACTTTTTCACAGCAGCAAACCCCCTCGTTAAGATCGTGTACCTTACCCACCCGGGGACCTATGACTGCTCGGCCTTTTGTACCGCATTCCTGGCGAAGGCTGGGGGCGTGGACCTCTGCGGCTTAGACCTGGACGTACATCTTGTCACCCCAGCCTCGCTGAGTAAGTGTTTGGGCGTCAAATGATCTTTCCTGCGAACAACATCTGGAATACGAAAATCAGCAATGCCCCGGTACACTGTGGTTCGGATGCCTTCGTGAGTAGCCTTGGGGGAGTCTCGTCGAAGCTGTCTATGTGGACACAGATACCAACGACCCCTGTACCAGGCTGCCAAACAAGTGTTGCTGTGTCTTTGGGACTATATGCCTCTGAGAGCGACCCAGGCCCATCCCCCATTCCTCCGAGCGCTGTTGTCGAGAAAAATGGGGATGCACACGTTATCGTGGTTGGCCGCGACACGAATAAGCTCTACGAACTTTATCATGCAAAGATACAGCCAGATGGTTCCTGGGTCGCAGATCAGCAATCCATATGGGACCTGACCTCGAATGTGCTAAGGCCGAATGGTTGGACTTCAGCAGATGGCGCGGGACTCCCGATCTACCCAGGGTTGGTCAGGTTTGAGGAGGCAGCATCGGGGATAATCCCGCATGCACTTCGGCTGGTTGTTGCTAGCCCCCTCACTGATGGCTCTTTCGTTTGGCCCGCACGACATCGCCAACTAAAGATAAGCAATCCCTCGCTGCCGCCAATGGGTCAAAGGTTCCGTCTGAAAGCTTCAAAAGACATATCGAAGTATGCAACGCCGATCCGTGCTATTCTTCAGGCACTCAAAGATTATGGCGCTATGGTCTCGGATATGGGATCAACAGCCTTTGAGGTACTGGCTGATACGAGCGTTGGGTGGGCGTGTGTGGACTTCTCCGTGCTGAATGACTTTACTGTCGCAGATTTTGAGGCAGTGAACGTCTCGTACTTGATGGTAGACCCCAATAGCGGTCAGGCCTATCAGTACGCATAAGGTGAAGTCAAATGAGCGAGCGATATGTCACTATAAAGGAAGATGAATTGTGGCTAGTGGTGCCGGACGTTGCCCCAGAGTATGACGACGGATTTATCGCTATTCGAGATGACACAGGCGGGGATACTCTAGTTCATCGAGACGAGATACCTGCGCTGATAACGGCTCTTCAAGAGGTGAAGGATGCAGTACGGGGATAACTTCATGCTGGGACCGTACCACTTCGTATACATGGGTGAGAAGAACGGGCGCATAGAAGCCATGACCTACATACCAAACAGAGGTATCTTTAAGTATTCCCTCGATGCCTTCACAGTCATGATGGACCCAACATTCAGACTAATAAAGTCATACAACAGAGTAATAAGTGAGTATATAAAGGAAAAGAGATAATGGGAGTTCAGTTACCGGGGCCAGATGAAGCTTCGTTTGAGCAGGGGTTTACCGCACCTGGGGAGGACATGCACTGGCAGGCACCACGAGGCACCGACGTAGAGGGAGTTCAGATGCCCTTTGGAGCGCCGGAGCAAGAGGCGGGTTGGTTATCCGGGGAGGACATGAGGGGTGTGGCATCTTCGGACCCAGCGCCACAAGGACCAAATATGGGAGCGGTATCGGGGGAGGGCCTGGCGAGCGAAGGGTTGGCGAGTTCGGCGGGCTACCACATGATTGACAGCTTCGAGGAGATGTATGCGCCAGTATCGGGGCTTGGTGGTGGGGAGCAGAACGGAACTGGCCTGGGTCCGTCAATGGCTGGACTGCCGGTTGGCTCCATCCCGGACCAGGGCTACCCAAATGCCGGTGCTGGGCAGGGCGGGGTTGACTCAATGGAAGGCCTGGGGTTCTATGGTGGCCCCGCTCCACAAGGCTTACAGGACTCATATAATAGTGGGCCTGGAGTAATTGGCAATGGCGCAGAGCCTGGTGGGGACGAGCAATCAGCCGTCGGGCGCTAAGCCGAAAAAAGCAGCTTAATCCTAACGACCCAGCATTCAGCGATCCGGTCACATTCATAACGACCTTCCTCACGTGGCCGGATGGAACCCCAATCCAACCCCACCAGGCACAAATAGAAATCCTCCATGCATTCATGAGCGGGGTCTTCGATCTAGTCATCACGGCGGGCAGGCAGTTTGGGAAGTCTGTTGTGCTCTCCTGGTTGGTAGTTTGGTACGTACTCCACTTTTCTAACAGGCATGTCTACATTGTCGCTCCCAGCTTAGACCAGGCGAGGATTATCTATGACGAGGTAGCCAGGCACTTCGCCGGTCCATTGAGGGTTATGCTGAAATCCAAGCCCGTGGACTTCCCCTTCCCCCGCCTGGCTCTCAAGAATGGCTCACATATACACGGCCGGGGCGCGAACTCTCCAAAGTACCTTCGTGGCAAGCTGGTCCACCTCCTGATTGAGGACGAGGCAGCATACTTTAAGGAGGGGATACACAGCCGTGAGATCGAACCAATGTTTAACGTCACAAGTCGAATGGACCACACGGGGATCATCCGCATCAGCACTCCGTTTGGTGAAGGAGACTTCCAGGACGGATTTCTGGCTGCTCAAAAGGACACGTCAGGGAAGTCAAAGGCACTCCACTTCACGGTCCTTGACAACCCGTATGCAGACACGGGGCGTTTGGCTGCTATTCGGGAACGATACGGCGAAGATAGCTTACTCTGGCGCACAGAATATATGGCTGAGTTTGCCGACAGTGATCTCTCGGTGTTCTCTTCGCAAGACATCAAGTGGGCCTATGAGAACTACCCGCACCAGACAGCAGAAGGCCGATTAATATACCCGGTGGGGGCGCAGAGGGGGCATCGATATGTGCAAGGCGCTGACCTGGCGAACCTACGTGACTACTTCGTTGCGACAATCCTGGATACGACTGACCCACGCCTCGCTGTTCAAGTCCGTCATGACCGTATGCAGAAGAAGGGATATGCAACTTATAAGTCGGTCACTAGAGCTAACCACCATGCTTATAATTCGGCCCGGACCCTGGTTGATGCTACGTCTTTGGGGGAGTCAGTTGTGGAGGACCTTGAGGACATATCGGCTGAGGGGTATAAGTTTGGCGGGAACGAAGCGAAATACGACATAGTTCACGGCCTGGTCCGCCTATTTAATGAGCATCGCATCGCCATTCCCTATATCCGCGAACTGGTTGATGAGTTGAAGCACTTCCAGTATAAGTTCACCCCGGCGAAGGTCCTCAAGATGGAAGCCAGGACCGGACATGATGACTACGTGATGAGCCTATCATTATCTGGCAAGCTCGCTGCTAGACCCGACTTTACAGGCTTTTTCCTCGGCGGAATTAAGGATTTCAGCCCAAACATGCCCCCAAAAAGCGAAATTCCGGCAAATTACGACCCTTTTGCCAATTTAGACCTCTAAAGAGTGCAAAAGCAGCATAAAAGACAATAATTCATGCCAAATCTGGTCACTAAAGCCCTCAGAACGTTATTAACTGGTACCGCGACCCCCCGGAAGGAGTCTACAGCGGCGCGTGGGACCGTTTCGGGCTTTGCTCCCGGCGTATCCCCGCTGTGGGGCCAACCATACCCGGAGCAGGTGGCACAGGACGCAACAGGCTTAATCAGCAGGCCGCGTATGAGGGAGGTAGTGTTACGGACCCCCACGGCGGCGGCCTGTATGAATGCCATCCTGGACTTCTCTGGCGGGGTCAAGATAGATGTCAGAAACGTGGATGCCTCCAAGCCCGTGCCGAAGTACCAGGCGAATACGGTTAGGAGGATGCTTCAGAGGCCAAATGATGACCAAACCAGGCGGCAGTTTCTCCTGACCCTTATGCGAGACATCATCACGTTTGGGTACGGGGCGGTGGAGCTAGTTAAAACGGGGAGAGCAAACCAGCCGGTAGACATGTGGGTTCTGGATAGTGCTCGTCTGCGTATTGACTTCTCGGAGCATGGGTACATCCGTGGGTATGACATGCTCGACGCCAGGGGCACGCCAATCATCGGGAAGCCAGAGGGCAGATCGATGTACGAGTTTCCACGAGGCCGAGCAATGGGCGTGGAGAGTGCTGCATCCGTGCCTAACTACCAGTCCAGTGCAATCGATGCCAACGCCGCACCTGGGACGGCCTTGCACGGTTGGGAGCCAGAGGAGGTTATGCTCTTCTCGCTGAACCCAATCTCGGAGTCCGTCTACCCACACTCCAGGATCGTCCAGTTATTTACGGCTGCCATCCTTGAAGACACGATGATGCAGTTCATTTCCGAGCGCTTCACAGACTCCAATATCCCATTCGGCGTATTTGACCTTGGGGACGTAACAGAGACTGAGTTGCGGGCGGCGATCGACAACTGGAATACCCAGGGGAAAACAGGCAACCGCATCCTCATGACGGGGAGTAAGGGCGCTGGGTCCAAGTGGATACCATTCGGCTACCACCTGAAGGACCTGGAGGCCGTGGAGCTTCTCAAAGAGTTCCGCATGAAGATCATGGGCATCCTCGGGGTCACGATGCAGGAGCTAGGGGAGTCCCAGGATGTTAATCGTTCCAATGGGTACAACTTATCTTTCACCTTTAAGAAGAGAGCCATAGAGCCCCTCCTTGACGAGATTTGTGAGACCCTAACGAGGAAGCTGCTCTGGAACACCCTCGGCTACACAGACCTTGAGTTTTACTACGAAGAGATCGACTCAAGGGACGACTTCTTAGCTAGCCAGATCGACACGAACTACCAAAAGATCGGCATCCTCAAACCCAACGAAGTACGCAACAGGAAGGGCCTGATTAGCGTGCCTGGCGGTGACGAGTCCTTAATCTTCACGGGGAACTCCTGGATACCTATAGACATGGTACGCAGACTGGCTGAAGAGGTCATAGCTGTTGAGTCTGCGAGTACTGCGGTCGGCTTATCCGGTCCAGAAGGCGCAGAGCAGATCAGGGTACGCTCCTCTGCTGGTGGCCCAACCCGGAGTGGAGCAGGCGAGCAAACAGGCAACGGGCATAATAGAGGCAGGTCGAGTGAGATGGCCCGCCAGTTAGGACAGGGACCTTGAGCGAATTATATGTTGAGAAGGTATTAGGTTGGGGTACTCGCGGCGACATCCAACCCTATTGGAAGTCTATCACAGCAGCAGAACGCCACGCAGCTACAACCCACTGTGGACCACACGAGTCATACCCCCTTGGACCTGGGTGCGCTCATGTGGGTGCGGCATTCCACCTGGCAGAAACGGGTCATGGGCATCCGTCTCTAGGCTGCATCAAGAGTTATGCCCGGTCCCATGGCTGTTCTGTACCAGCATCACAGAAGGCGGGGCCATTCTGGAGTAACGAGAGGTTCTAATGGAGAGCTTGAAATTCACGCCCGAGGAGGCCATCAGCTACCTTATCGCCAAGTCCCACAAACCCGGTGTGCCAATGGGTAAGTCCTACATCCACTCCTCAACTCTAAACGAGATGAAGGCCAGGGTGCTTGATGATGGTTCGGTAGAGACGGAAGGTTGGATCAGCACTCCGCACAAAGACCTCGATAAAGAAATCCTAGAACCAGAGGCCTTCTCGCCAGCGCTCAAGGCATACGTGGAGGGCGGGGGCCAGATAAGCACAGAGCATGGAACGAGATACCTGCCCGTGGGTTTTCTACAGAAGGCTGTGCTGGTGCGCGATGGTGTCATTATTGATGCAATAGACAACCCACAACAGAAGCATGTGGAATTCAAGCACTTCGATGGTGGGACTGGTTGGTATGGGTTGGTAAATGTCTACGATCAGAAGGCTGGACTCGGTATCATGAAAGCCACGGTCAGGTACTTCTCCTGGATTGGGCTGCCGCAAAAGTGGGAGACCTTACCGGATGGAGGCAGGCGCTTCTCAGAAAAAGGTTCTATTGATCCACTCATCGAGGTAACTTTGACTGGCTTTCCGGTTAATAGATGGGCGGCTATGCGGATTGCTAAGGCTCAGGGACACGTACCACAGGCGACCCTCATGGAACTCTACGCAAACCCAGCGGTCATTGATGTGGCTGTTGGCGCGCTCGTACCCAGCGGAACGGCCAGCAAGATCGTTCACACCTCTTTGGACGAGCAGAACGACTACTACCGCCAGAACTTCCCACAACGGAAAACTTTTATCGACTACTTTAAGAAATAGCAGCCACAAAAGGAGCTACTAATGTCTGAGGATAAGACTCAGGAACAACCGAACGATTTACTTGAGCAGTTACTCGTAGTGGCTGCTGAAAAGGCCGCGAAGCAGGAAGCCGAAGACGCTCTCCGAAAGGGCTACGTCACCAGGGAGCAAATTAACATGGCCCTGGATACCTTTGGCAAGAACCTGGAAACAAGGATGGCAGAGAGCCTGGCAGAACAGCTTGGGTCACAGATCGAGGCCGCGGCGAAGAAGGCTGTTGAGAGTGCCGATCTTGTTGGTGCCACGAGGAAAGGCACTGTCGCTACTCCAGAAGACGAGCGCGATGCTGACCCGGTGGCATACCTCCTCAAGAAGGGCCGGACTGCTGCTTCTACTGGCAAGGACCCGGAATACGACGATACTGAAAAGCGTATACTTTGGGAAATGACCTATCGTGCCCTGTCAAGCGGAATGATCCTGGATCAGCGCGAGGCGGAGTAACCCCTTTAACCCCCCTATGGAGTAACCTCATGTCTTTGGCTACAGATGCCTTAATCAAAAAGGCTACCAGTGTTGCCAACCTCCAGGCGCTCATCCCCCAAATCTGGGCGTCACTCATGGAACTCAACCTGCGTCGGCGTGCAGTGCTTGAGCAATCCCTCCTGGTAAACACTGATTTATTGGTTCCTGGTGCTGGCGATAAAGTCTACATCCCCGCACTCCCGGATATCGTCGCTGCTGATGCACTAACAGAAGGCACCGACCAGACCCCATACGCCATTTCCAACGCTGCCTCGGTCTCCCTCACTCCAGCCGAGTTTGGGAAGCTGGTTGAGGTCACAAGGAAAGCTCTGGACCGTATCAAGTATGACGGCATGGTGGCACTTATCGACCGCCTCGCCTACGCCATGAGCATCCGTATCGAGACCAACATCGCGGCACTCTACAACGCCACTGCCAACGCGGGCCTGCCTAACTCACAATCCCCATTCGGCGGCGCGACACTGACCACAATCCCATCGCTCTACCCGCTCGGACACACCTCAGCCAACGTGGTCGCGACTGACGTGATGAGTGCGGACGTGCTCTCCAAGGCCGTTGCGAAACTCCAGCAGTATGACAACGTGCCCTTCCCGGACGGCAACTACTGGCTGTTCCTCTCCCCGGACGCCTTCCAATCCCTCATCATGGATGCCAATATTCGCCAGGACTTGCGTTATGCGGCGCCTGAGCGGTTGTTGAACGGCGATCAAGGGGTGGTCTACGGGGTCAGGCTTATCCTCTCCAACTACCTCCCTGGTGCGACTGGTAACACAGCGATCACAGAGAACTCAATCTCGGTGGTCAAGAACATCATGGTGGCTCCCAGGTGGGCTGCTATCGCGTACAAGAGACGCCCAGAAGTGATAGTAGACCCAACCCTCTATGACTTGGGACGCAGACGCAGGTTTGGCGTGTTGGCAGATTTTGATATTCAGCTACTCCACCCCGAGCGTGCGGTAGTCATCACTTGCGCTAAAGTCTTCTAAGTTAGTTGGTGGGGCGTCTTCCTGGACGGGTACGCTCAAACGAGGCCGCCGCAGTGCCCGCCCACCGTCTTATAGGAGACTGTTATGGCCTGGACTACACAAGCATATTGCACCCGCGCTGACGTTAAGTTGGCCCTGGACCCCAACCTGGGTGCGACCGATGATGCCTTTATTGATGGGCTTATCGTGCAGGCGCAGGGAGACCTGGACGGGGAGATTGGGTATTCCTTTCAGCAGGATGGAACCTCCGGCACACCAGCCAGCAGGCTCTATGATGGGATGGATCAGGACTTTTTAGCAATAGACGGCCTCATCTCCCTCTATGGTGGCGGCGGCTGTACTCCTACTCCGTGCGGCGCTGTGTTCGAGATCGCAGTAAATAGTTTCCTCTCCAGTGGGGGGATATGGATTACGGGCACGCCAGTCACCACGGACATCACAGCAGACATTATCCTGAAGCCTAACAACTACCTGGCCTATGGGATACCCGCGAGGAAGCTGACCAGGAACAGTGGGTTGGCGTTTGTGAAGGGCAACCAGAACTACCAGGTGAAGGGCATATTCGGACAGCCGATCATCGCTGGGCAGACTTATCCCGGAGTACCCAACGATCTGAGCCGTGCCTGCATCCGGCTGGTGATCTTCTACTATAAGATGCGTGACACCAACTATGCTGACATGGTACAGGAACAGGGTGGGGTTAGGGAGCGGTTCCTGAAGACCTGGCCGTTGGATGTGCAGGCGATTGTATGCAAATATACCCATACTCACTTTCTCACACGTTAAGGAGAGTCGGGTCATCGGATAAGGACATATGGAAGTAGGCTCAGTCGAGATCATTGCTGGAACGGGGCTCATCATCCATCAGGACCTCTGGGGCACGATCAACCACGAGCTTCATGAGTTTACCCCGGAGTTAGGCGAGGGCGAGAAGGAGCTAGTCATCCAGCGAACCCCCTTCCTGACTGGTGCATTGCAACTGGACATGCAGTTTCGCGCAGAGCAGAGCACAAGCACGGACGAGCTACTTTGGGTCTACGCACAGAACATAGAACAACTCCTGGCATGGCGGCGCATTTATGTCGCATACCAGGAAGGCGACCCACTTGGCTTGCCCACGTTCACCAACGACCCGAGAGAGATGTTCTTCCTGACTGCACAGGGGGATGGGCTGGTACTTGCTGAAGCCTGGGCGAACTACCACGTAAACATAGCCCTGGGGATGTGCGTAATGGGGATGGGCGTTCCCTGGTAAGGAGATAGATATATGCCTTTATGTCAGGTGTGTGGAGTAAATATGACTGCTAGTGAGGTAACGCAACGCCGGGATGGTCCAATAGGAAACTGGCATGCTGACTGCGCTTACCTGGACTACCTCGCTGAGACGGGGGAGCCAGCGGGCACGGACGGTTGGCTGAGAACGATCCTCTGTGCCAGGCAGAAGCTAGCCGACAAGAAGAACGGTGTCGCTAATGAGTTCCCGTAATATGAGTTCCACTGAAAGAGAGCAATAAATATATGTCTCTCCACGCTAAGGTACACACCCAATCCACCATCAGTGCCTCTGGTGCGTCTGCGGTGTTCCAAAACCCAAAGAACAAGCGGTTTCTTCTGTCGGTGGCAATTCAGTCAGCCCCAACCGGAACCTCCCCAACCTTAACCTATGCCGTGCAGACGAG